TACAGCAAACGGTGGATCGACTACTACTGCAACGGTTCTAGCCAGTACTCATAATATTATGGGTGTAGCAGTTGGGGAAACAATAGAATTTTTAGCCAGTGGCACAAATAACGGATTACGGCGTGTGATTACGGGTGTGATCAATAATGCGGGCACTGGCACAATCACAATCCAATGGTCGGGGCCTGTTGCCACTGCGGTTCTCAATACCCATACATTCAGAATTAGCACAGGGCAGATTTATGTATTTGGCGGAGGTACAACTGCGGCGGGGACATTCAAGTCTTACGATATTGCTACTCGCGCATGGTCTGGAAACCTAACGGTTACAGGCGTTCCCACGCTTACGGCTGATAGCAAAATGGTATGTGCTTATCAAATCCCAAAAGTATATTATTCTGGGCAAGTTAGCGCTGCTACTAATACCACAAACGCCACTATTAGCGACGCATCAGCTAAATGGATGATCAATCAATGGGCTGGTTACTGGGTGCGAATTTTTGCAGGGACTAGATCGCCAAATAATTCTACGGGTGCTGTCGAGGCTCTATACCAGATTACATCTAATACCGCTACGGTACTTACTCTATCGGGTGTGTTCTCAGTCCCCCCTGATAACACAAGCTTTTATACAATTGAAGACGTATTGGCAAGTGGCGTTGCGACGGGTGGCTCAACTACTACTCTTGTGAATAGTGGCAAAAACTGGACAACGAACCAATGGACAAATTTCAGAGTACGCATCACAGGCGGTACTGGATTAGGACAGACTGCTCTTATCACATCAAATACAGCTACTACTCTTACCTTTGGAACTCTTGGTGTAGCGCCTGCGGCTGGTTCTATTTACGAAATAGAAGGTGACGAAAATTCACTCTATCTCTTAGGTAATAATGCTGTCACGATGTATAAGTATTCGAGATCAGCTAACTCATGGGCTACTGTATCCCCTACTACAGCTAGAAGCGGAGCGACGGCAGGGGGTATGTCTGCGAATGTGGTTTTAGCCACGGGTGATTCAAATTGGAGTAATGAATCTGAGATCCTTAACTCGCGATATATCTATTCATTCCGAGGCGGTGCTACTAGTACGCTTGATCGATTCGATATCGCTGGCGGTACTTCGGGCGCGGGCGCATGGGCGGCTGTAAACTATGTTTCGTCTGAAACGTTTACTTCGGGCGCTTCTTACGCATTAATTGGACGTAATTTAATCATTGAGAAAGAATCAGCAAGTGCTGCGCGGCGCTTGTTTGTCTATGATGTGGTTTCAAATAATTTTAAAGGATATTTTACGTTCCTGTTTCCCTCGGGTGCAACCGTTGCGGGCAATAAGATCTGGATCAAAGGTTTTGATTCCGATTTACCGTTTAACATGGCGGGCGGCGCACAGCCTTACGCTTATTGCGACAATGTGCTTTATCTGTATTCTTTAATCAGTTCAGGTACTATAATCCATCGCGTTCCATTTTATCTTTAGGGAGTATTTATGCCTTTGATGTCTCCGATTCAAGATAGCATTACAGCTTTCCAAAGCAGTGTAAGCTTGCAGAGAGCAGCTAATACGACAACTTATGCCGCAAATGATGTAATCTTTGGGGCGTTTCAGCTTACAAATATCAGCATTAATGATGCTTTTATTTGTATTACTGATATCAATTTTTTAATGAATATTACATACCTTCCTTCTGGTATTGGGAATTTGCGTTTATTTTTATATAGTGTTACCCCGCCTAGCGCTGTAGCTGATAATGGCGCTTTCAGTGTGCCTAGTGGCGATCGCGCTTCGATACTTACACCTACAGGCATATCGCTTGGTACTCCTGCTTTAGCTAATGGCGGTGGTTCTTTAGTGCTGAATTTATCTGGTGTAAATCGATTCTTAAAAGTTATCGGCACATCTCTTTTTGGCTATCTCGTCACTGAGGGAGCGTGGGTTCCGACTGCGAACTCGGAAACAGCAACATTAACGGTCAATGCGTTCAAGGCTTAATATATGCGTCCTGCGATTCAAAGAATTATTTTAAGCGGGTCAGGTGATGAGGATGCAAGAGCATATATTGCTGCTGTGGAATCCACCGATGGGCAGCCATTAGAAAAATCTTATCGCTCTGCAATTAATGATTTTGTAGTAGGTTGCAAACAAGATGGAGTTTGGGATGCAATTAAATCTGCCTGTATTTTGGGCGGAGCGAGAACTTTAAGCGGGGCTTTGATTCCTCTTAAAGGTGTTGCGCCAAGCAATGTTAATTTTGTTGCCAGTGACTATAATCGCAAGACGGGTTTACTAGGCAATGGTAGTACCAAATACTTAAATAGTAATAGAAATGATACTGCCGATCCTTTAAATGATTGTCACATATCTACTTATGTAAGCCAGCCTAGCTCTCAGTCATCGGGAGTTTATAGTTATATTGGTGCGTCAAAAGATGTTTCTTTCTTTTCTGGCAGAATTATTCATTTAGATACTGGAGGAAGTATAAACGTTTTTATGCGATATGGTGAGAATTCTGCTATAGGAGCAAACACAGGTGGATTTATCGGAGGCTCTAGGAATAATAGTGTTGATTTTGTAGGGCGAATTGCAGGGGCAAGTAGTACAATTGCGCGAAGCTCAGACACTGCTACAGCCATTCCTATCACTGTATTTGCTATGAGATATGGAGCCTCAATAATTAGATATAGTTCGCCACGAATTGCTTTTTACTCTATTGGGGCTTCTATTGATTTACTTAAGCTCGAATTTCGCGTCAATAATTTAGTTTCTGCATTAGGTGCGTTATGAACAAACAGCAATTTATTCAATCAATAAAAGCAGTTAATCCTGAATGGGATGCTCAGCAAATTCTAGAATATGCAAATACTCCTTTTTTGCATCCTAACCCAGTGCCACAGCCAACAGTACCGAAGCAAGTTAGCTTTACTACTGTCGCTCAAAATATCCCCGCCACCGATCGCGTTGTGATTCAAAATGAATTATCTGGTACTTACGAATCTTTGCTTAAAAATATTGACAAAGGACAATTGAATGATGTCGCGGGCGATATTGAAAATTTAATAGCTAGTAATAGATTGTCTATTACTGCAATTCAAGTTATTCAAGCCGCGATCGCTGAAGTATCTCAAGGTCAGCCCGATCCTAATTGGCAGGCAACAATTTATAGCAATCGCTGTCAGGATCTAGGATTTTCAAATTTAATTCTTACGGATTTAGAATAGTTTTAAAGTGGATGTTTTGCGCTCAGGATTAGAAACTGCTCGACCACAGCAAAGGATAGAATATCCTGCGTATCCGCATTGGGATATCCCCCCTGCAATTTCTGTAGGTGCTGCTATATCCGTGTCAAGCAGTATCGGTTTCTTTGTTGTTTGGAAGGTTTATGATCGATGGATTAAGCCTAAGCAATATGGCTGGTTTGCTCAGCTAAAGAGACCTTATGAAATAATAGAATCGGTCGGGAATGGCTTGCAGAATATCCGATTACAGACTAAGTGCGATCGCTCTGTGCTAATGGAAGTAGATTCTAATCGTGGCACAATGATCGCACTTGCTCAAGAAGTAGCTCACGCAGGAATATCTAAAATTAATTTTTCTGCTAGCGAAAATAAGAGCGATTGCGTTAAAAAGATTTTGCAGCGATTTAATGACGACTGCTTTGTTTATCGAGAAACAAAGTCCATTACTGAAGCAAAGCAGTATCAAGGCTTTCTTAATAATTACGGAATCATCTATGTAATTTATTACAAAATTGGCGAAATAAACAATACTACATGGATTTTAGCTTTGCATTTTTCTTGTAAAGGAGAAGACGATTATATGCAAGCAATTGATTTGCAGTCAAAAATCAAACAGGTTTGTAGTTCCATGTTTTTTTCTCTGCTTCAACAATCGCCAGTCGAAGGTTTATTGAAATAATTGATATCGATACGATTCAAAGCCTTTAAAATTGGCTCGTTTTTCAGAGTTTGGTAGAGCGATCGCTACGTGTTCAAATGGTGATAGGTGGGGAGGATTAGCATTTAATAAACGGAAAAACAATTCTATATCAGCCTTTATGCTGCGATCGCCAGCATGATTAAGGTAACTTACTCTCGCACATCTACCTATTGCAATCCTTATTAAATCTTGTGTGCAATTAATAATGTTTGTATCCATGTCATCAACAAAAGGTATATGCCATTCGTCTTTGAGCAAAAGCTTAGGAGTACTATCGTAATAAGCTTTACGCATTTCCTCAGCTAAAGCTTTAATTTCTGGCTGTGCGTCAGGATGGCAGCGCTGGTTAAAAAAGTTCTGATATTCCGTACCAGAGCAAATAACTGTAATGGTTGAAAATGGCTCTAATAGGCGGTTAACGACCTGTTTATGGACTCCGATTTTAGCTAGTTCTTTAGCGTAAGAGATCGCTTCCTCCCTAGCACTGTCCCAAATCTTTTTAGCCGCAATTTGATAATCTGAGCTAAGCTCTTGCCTTGCACTCATACCCTTCTGATTCTTTCCCCAATGCAGGGGATATACTTCTTGGCTCTCAACTAATGCGATCATCTTCTCGACTGGAATCGCGCGAGAGTTGTGTACAACAAAACCATCTGCGACAAAGTTGTGCCAAGGATCGGCAACTTCGATGTCATAGACATCTTCTTGACCCACGTATTCTACAGATTTTATAGAGAAAAATTGGCAAACAAGTTTATTGGTATCCTTTGGGTGTAAAGGCTTGTTGATAGTTTTTGGATCAATCCTTTTTGGGCAAACGTCAAAAAATTGCTCTAAAGGTTTTCCGCTATTAAAATAACGGAGAAACTCTAATTCCAAATGGTTGTGATGTATTTTTGTATGTGCTTTTTCTGACAAAACAATCAAATTGTCTTTTTCAAAAATCAATGATTCGTTATGCCATTGAGGATCAATATGATGTAATTCGAGATTTTCGGTATCGCCAGTTATCGCGCATTTGTGACCCCACTTTGCCAAAATTTCTGCGCGGACTTCTCTTGACCACTTGTTTACAGCCGCTTTTTTGTTCTTGTATTTTTGCCATCCACCCTTCCACGCTGAACTATTTTCTCCAGACCTCATCTTGGCAGCCTCTCTCATATTGGCTACAGCTTCATCTGATTGTTTGTATTTTTTTCCTGTGTTCCAAGGAATTCGTTTTTTACCTCCTTTTAGCTCTCTCCCAATAAAACCAGTGATTGCAAGATTTTGACAGCTATGTTTTACCCTATCTTCAGTTGTATTACAAAGCTCAGCAATTCGTCCATTGCATAGCCCATTTTGTTTTTGAGCCAACAACCAGTCTCTATCAAGATATTCAAATGTTTCATTTGGAGTTTCGATTGTTTTCTTGAATTTGACTTTGTTTTTTTCTGCAAAATACCTAAGTTTTTTTTCTTTTAAACCGTACTCCAAAGCTATATTAGTCAATGTTTTACCTTTGGCTTTTTCATTCAAAAGCCACTCAACTGACAGATCAAAGCCATTGGTCGCAAGCAAAACGTTGGAGTTAGGAAAATCAAATATCCCATTATGGAAAGTCAATCCTAGCGACTCCAAAGTTTGCCATCCTTGATTGGTAAAGAGTCTATGCTCTTTTGAACAAATCAAAGAGTATCCATTGGTAAGTGTAATTTTAAAAACATCTTTTACTCCTGAATACATAACATCAACTAAAGATGTATGAACATATTCGTGAGTTTCTTCATTCAAGCAACGAATGGATAAAGACTGTAATCGAGACTTCATACATCGTCCCTTTGAATCGCCTTTGTGCCATTTATTGTAAAGATCTCGAATAGAATACTTGGCACTTTTTCTCTTGCCGTTATTAACGCCTGAAGGCATATCAGTAGTGATCAAAGTGTCACCATGCAAACAGCTAGAGCTATTTTTTGATAAAATTCTATGGGTCATGAACTCAGAATGGATCATACGGTGATAGGTCAGGACAAAGGTAGTCAGACGATCGCCAGAAGTATTGATGGAATCACAGATGACTTTAGCGGTTGGTTTGAACATTTTTCAGTATCTCCGAAATAGCTTTATACATTAGTGGTGGAACTGAGTTACCTATGCCCATACCATCAAGCGACTTTTTGCCAGTCCATTTGTAATCATCTGGAAATGATTGCAATCGTGCTAAGCAAGCGATGTCTAAGGCTTTGATTTTGGCATTCTCTAGCAGTGCATTAGCTCTGTGGTAATGTCCATCTTGTCCCATCGCTCGAAGTGTCCAGCATGGCTCGTTAGCTGTGCGGGTCTGGAGTTCGCGATCGCTTCTTGCCCCTGTGTTTTCAATGAGGATGGCGTTAATCTTGCCTGTGTTAGCGGTTAGCGTAGGACTAGGATCGTTTTCATATCTAATAACGCATTCAATCTGACCACTTCTATGTTTTTCGCCATAAAGTTGAAATCGATTTTTTTGATCGTTTAACAATAAGCTGCCGTCCTTTTTGATCGGTTGTTTTTGCAAAGCTTTCAACTGCCAATCCGCAAGCTGACTATCTGGTAAGTCATGCACTAAATCAGCGATCGCTGCATACCAGCCTACGTGCTTTTTCTTAGGTGGCAATGATGGGATATACCCAGACTTAACCGCTATGAGAATTAATCGGCGGCGAGACTGAGGGACTTGGAAATCGGCGGCGTTTAATACTTGATAATTTACCCAGTAGCCTTGTGAGTAAAGCATCTCAAGAATAATATTGAAAGCTTTGCTCTTACCGTATGCCTGCACGTTCTCAAGCGTAAATGTTGACGGTTGTAAAACTTGGATGAACTCTGCAACTTTCTTAGCGCAGTCGATGTCTAATTGCTTTTCTCCTTTGTTTGCGTTGGCAGTTGAAAAGCTTTTGCAGACTGGGCTAGCATGAAGCAAATCCACTTTCTCAAACTTAAACGGATCGCAATCGAGAATATTGATCACATGGCACTTACCGCCAATATTTGCCTTGTGAAGATCTGCTAGTTGCGGGTCAAATTCCACTGCTTCGCAAGGCTCAAACCCTGCGGCGATCGCGCCCAGATCTACTCCGCCTATTCCGCTAAAAAGTGTTGTAATTGTGGGCTTAGCCATACTTCTTTCTTTTCCCCTTGGTTTCAAAACTGATTAGTTGACCATTTGGATAGGGTCGCCACAAGTGCGGATGATGGATGCGATTGTAATGATTGTTGAACTCCTCCCACCGTTCCGAAGGTGTAAGATTTTGCGACTCTACAAATCCCATCCAAAGCTTTATAGGCTCTGCTTTTGGTGCTGTCTGTAGCCAAGTTTCATATTTGCTCATGATGCTACTTCCTCCATTCCAAACATATCTACTTGATCACCCCAAGAATCCCATCCATGCCGACGTTGCCGCGCAAACATTTCAAGCTTTGAACCTTGGCAGACTTCCTCGACAAGACGATAGAACTCATCTGGCTTTCGGGAATGTTCGCGCCTCTCTGCCTTGAGCAGATTAGGATTGCGGCGGGCGATCGCTGAGTGACTGGCAAAACTTAGAACCTTTCCTTTAGTGGCGATCGCGCAATGCTCTGTACTATTCCTGAGGCGCACGTCCAGCAGTTTCTCATGGCAATAGGTGCAGTAAATACTGCACCTATTATAAGAATTAAGCCACTAAGCTTAGTAAACCCATTTGTTGAGGAGCCATCTCGACTGATTTAAGGTTTTTAACTGCCATGTTGAAGTATGACTTTTTGAGTTCAAATCCAACAAAGCGGCGATTCATTTTGAGTGACTCGTATCCTTCCGAACCAATACCAGTGAAGGGGGACAATACCAAATCATCTGGGTTAGTCCAAAGTTGCAAAGCTCGGTGAATAACATCAAGTTGCAAAGGGCAAATATGACGTTCGTCATCGTTATCTCTAGCATTCTGATATTGCAGTGTATTTGATGGGTTGATGTCCATCCATACGGGAGAAGCATAGCGTTGCCAGATATTGATTGAATCCCTCACTGCACTATCGGATTGAGCGATCGCATCATCCCCAACATAATGATCAAAAAGTCCACTTACTGGATTCTCGTTGTCGCCACGTTTACGCATCGTGACTAAGTAATCTGGAACACCTTGACGGCTCATTGCGGAATCCTTGTTGACTTGCTTATGCAACAAACCGATTGCTTTAGTCCTCTGCATCGCAATGACGGGATCTTTCCAAATTACGACTTCGGAATGATAGATAAATCCTTCATCTTGGAAAGCGCGAATCAGATCGCCTCTAAAATCACGAAGCCCAATCACTCCATCATTCTGCTTAGATAAAGGCAAATTCATGCAGTGAAAAGAAACCAATCGTCCTTTTTTGATTACCCTATGCAGATGTTTAATCAAGAATCTAAACCGCACACCAAACTCATCATAATCGGAGCTATTGCCCATATCGTAAGCGCTAGCTGAATACGTGTAGAGCGAAGCAAAGGGAGGGGAGAAAATTGAATAATCGACAGACTCATCAGCCAACTTCTCAATCTCTTGTACGCAATCGCCCAAATGAATCTCCCAATTACGACCGCTTGCAGTGTTAGTCGTATAGCTAGTATCAATCAAATCAGTCTGTTGCTCATCTCCGAACTCTTTCATGCTTGCAATCATCTCATCGTACATTTGATCGTGTTGTTTCTGTTTGCGGTCAATATTCTTTTTGATATTGCCCTCAGTGTTGGCTGATATCATGTGTACGTTTACTTCTTCAGTTTGTCCAAAGCGATGGCAACGCTTAATCGCTTGATAGGTCTGCTCAAATGAGTCGGATAATCCAACAAAAGCCATGTTATGGCATTGTTGCCAGTTGAGTCCAAATCCAAATATTGACGGCTTGCTTACAAGAACTCGCACATCGCCATTCTTAAAGCCGTCAGCTACAGACTCTTTATGTTCTGAGCTATCGGAGCCTTTAACTTCAAATGCACCATCAATCGCTTTTTTTAGCATCTCAGATTCGCTATTCAGATTGCACCATATAACCCATTGCTCATCAGAGCTATTCACCAAATCAGCGCAAGCTTTAATGCGATCCTCCAATGTATCTTTTTTCGCTTTGCGGCGTTCATTAAGCGATTGAGCGTCCATAGCAAATAGAGTCTCAAGTCCGTCATTGGGCGCTTGCACTGTAATCTCATAGATGTTTAAGGGCTTCAAATCGTAGCCATCATCATCAAAGCCTAAATCGCTAGGCTTACGAACTGCGATCGCCCAAGTTGATAGCCACTTCCAAAACTCAGAACGACCATGTCCTTTTAAACGCCATTTAGATGTTTCTCCACCGTCATGCGTAAAGAATGTGGCTAACATCTCAGTGCGGGTTAGCACTCCCAAAAACTCGCATTGTGTGCCAAGTTCCATGTGATCGTTAGGTGATGGTGTTGCGCTTGCCGTCATCCTGAAATGGATATTGAAAGCGAACTCAGTAATCATCTTACGGTATTCGCCATTCTCTCCCTTAAGGATTGATGACTCATCCAAAACAATACCGCCAAATTGAGAAGCGTCAAAATGATGTAGCTTTTGGTAATTGGTGATTACGATGTTTGCAGATACTTCTGATTGCTGCTTAGCCACTTGCGTATCATAGCCAAATCGCTGACCTTCATCATGCATCTGAGAAGCAACGCAAAGCGGCGTTAAGATGAGTACTGGTTTACCAGTATGAGCAGCTACATGATGAGCAAATTCAATCTCTGTTAAGCTCTTACCCAAACCCGTATCGGCAAATACCGCACATCTGCCACGCTGCAATGCTTTCTTGACGATGTATTGCTGATGTCCAAATAGCTTAGGGTTGATCTTGATATTGCTAATATCAATCCCTAGCGATAATGTTTTCGCTTGCTTGGATGCAATAAACTCCTTGTACTCGCTTGCCATGTCTTTTCTCCTGTTTCCTTGTGTTAATTATTAGTTTGTATTCGTCGCTAAATCGATAGCATTTCTTGCAGATTGAGCGAGTGCAGTCTACTCTTAGCTTTACGCCGCAATTAGAACAAAGCCTAGGGGCTAGATTGCGGCGTAAGTAGTAGTCTTTGTTGACTTGTTTTTTATCTTTTAAGCCCATTCATAACCCACCTTTTCTAAGCGTTGAGCATCAGCCATAGTGACAACCCAAAATTTATTGTCATCACCCATCATGACAGCCATTGATTTGATGGCATTGTTTACAAAGCTGTTAGCAGTAGACAAAGATGTAAATTTGATTGGGGCGCTTTTGGTGAGTGACATTTGATTAACCTCTGTGTTTCTATAATTTATTAAACACCCTTTATCTTATATTGTCAACCCTTTGTCTTAAATTAATTAAAAAACGACCCTTTACCCATCTTCACCATTACCGCTTGCTGTCCCAAATACAGCAAGTGTAATTGAGTAAGTAGCTCCTTAGCTGTGTCTAGATCGATGTTTTCGATAGTTTGGCAAAACATTATGTGAGTCAATTGCTTTTCAATCGGTAGATTTTCCATTCCATTTCTCCCAATTTACACAGGTTTGATTTAGCGATCGCCATGCGTTTTGCAGTGGTGCGCGATCGCAGGACTCTCTGAGTTTGCAAGTTCCGCACAGAGTCGCGTTTATCATTGCGGACTGGGTGCGATCAATGCGTGAAGTTGTCATTGTTTGCTGACAAAATAAAAGTATTTCCACGAAATTGAGAAGCAATATTTACCGTTGTAAATATCAAGATTCCCGTAAACTGGAATCTTCCAAATAGATAAAGTTAGGCTTCCAATCTCAAAGCGAAAGAGATTTACGTCTTTGAGTTCATCGTTTTCATCGTGAATCATTTCTCATCTCCTTCCATTCTTCAAGTAAACATCTGTATCCAGCTAATTGCTGGTTAATCTGAGCATCAATCATTTTCTTGTTTTTATGCAGTGGCATAAGTTCAGTGACGGACTCTACGATTCTGTCTATCGCCGCCTCATGCCCTGCGATTGACTCTGAACGGATGTGGTCGGGTATGGATGAGGTCATAGTTTCTTTAACCTGACAAAATCAATGATTGCCTGACTAATTAATACTGAGCGCTTTTTAATTCCATAATGCTTTTGCAGCTTCTGAAGAGTTTCATCAAAATCATCAGACGTTGGGGTGAAATGTATTTGTTTTCGTGACATATATCTCCAAAATTAAAGCGATCGCGCCTACTCTTGATCGCGTGATGTGTGCTTCTAGTGGGAGAATAAACGGCTAGGATGGCAGCAACTCAATAATGCGGTTAACTTTAGATTTATCGATCCCAAAATGCTTACCCATATTTTGAATATATGAGTTTCTAGCGGCAGGGGCGTATACGTTTAAAGTGATTCCCAAAAACACGGCTCGGACAAAAGGCTTTCCATATTGATACGAAGTGACAATCTGCTCAAGTAGCTGTTTATACTCATTCAAAGCTTCAGTAGTCGCCATAATATTTACTCCTTAATACTTACTTGTTTACTCAATAGTTGCGATCGCGCTCACAACACGACCGCAGGTAATACTTCTTAGTGAGAGAAGGGGCGTTTTCACCCGTCAATCATATTCCGTCCTCCAATTAGTAC